TCAAGACCTGCTCACAAGAAGAAATACCTTGCTCTATGTGAGGAGATCACGGATTGCCCAGTTCTCCCCAGCGCTCTAGACTTGACACACGTCGAGGACACTACCGCTCTGGTGAAGAACATTCATGGAACCCCGCACCCTCTCCTTACTCAGGCTGTTAAGTACTCCAAGAAAACACCCGAGTACGGTCAGGGCCTGGACCCGCAGATTGCTGAGATGACCCTAGATCATATCAGCACATACTACCGAATCTACTATGATGTGGAGCCTGTGCCTCTTAAGCACGGGGCTATCATCAATGGTTACGGTTCTCTGCAAGGGTTCGACATGACCACCTCTGTGGGCATGAACATCAAAATGCAGCACAAGATCCAGATCAAACGTCCCGAGAGCAACCCCGACGTTCTTTTCATCAACAAGAACAAAGACGGGGAGAAGCCCTACTATGCCATCAACATCGCCACACCTGCTGGAAAGCAGCTCAACAACGACTTTGACCTGTACGACAGATCCATCCAAAGTGGAATCCCGATCTGTATGATCATCAAGGACAACGCTAAGGTGGAGCTTCTCCCTAAGGAGAAGGTCAAGAAGGGAAAGGTCCGCTTGTTCAACGAGATCGACCTGGCCATCAACATGGTCCTGAAGAAATACTTCGGGCGCTTTGTTGAGAAGGTCATCGCCAACCACTCCCAGACCATGTATGCGATAGGTTACAATCCTTACCTGGATGCCAACTATTACTACAAGGCCCTGGCCAAGCAGGACTCTACCTTCATCAGCACTGATTACGGTGCCCTGGACAAAACGATCCCCAAAGAACTAATCAAGTTCTTTACTTACACCGTTTTGCACGGGTACCCCGATCAGGTAAAGGAGGCTCTCTACAAGACCCTGGCGAACACGTACCACTTCATTGAAGGATCCATGTATTACGTGGACTGTGGCAACGAATCAGGTTCATACGTTACAACTCTTATGAACTGCTTCGTGGTCCACTTCAACACGTGGTACACGGTTTGCCGTGTCTACAAGGAACAGCACCGTGTCTGGCCCACATACAAGGAACTCACCAATGCCTGCAACATGCGAATTTTGGGAGATGACTGTATTCGGGCTATCACGGGGCTTCCCATCGACTTCAATGAACTGAAGAAGGATGCTTCCCTCATGAACCTGGACCTCACGGCCCCCAAGCAGGAGGGAACTCTTTCCTTCTGTTCCAGGGTCTTCAGCTTTGAGGATGGTATTATCTACCCTCAGTTGAAGGAGGAGTCTGTTATCGGCTGCCTGTTCTACTTCACGGAATTAACCACCGTGAAGATCGAGCAGAACATGGCCGTGGCACTCTTTGAAGCTTCACTTCACCCCAAACCCTTCTTCTTGAAGGTGGCCGCTATGTGCGATATTCTCGCACGTAAGTTCGACATCACTTACAATAGACTCTCGTACGAGGTCTATCGTCTCACTTTCCGTGAGTATGTTGTCGGACTTACTGAATCGCCTGTTTACCAGGGACAGGCAACCCCAAACTCCAGACAATTTTCTGGTAGTCACATTGCTTCTTCTCCCGCGGAAGAAACCGCCATCATGAACCACAAAATCTGGCTTAATGAATACGCTCAGCGTAACGCTCTTGCCGTCCAAAGCGAGGACAGAGCGGTGGACTCCGAGTGGATGAACACTATCACCATCGTTTATCCCGGAGGCCTCAGCATTACTGCCAACGGCAAAGGCCCAACCAAGGCTGAAGCCAAGAACAAATCCGCCACCATCATGTTTAATGAGGTTGGCGAGCACGCTCCTATCGAGAGCCAGAAGGCTTACGACGGGAGCACCACGAAACCGTACCCATACTCAGCTATTAAGCCAGCTAAGGATGGGTTGAACACTGCTAAGGACTCAAACACCCGAGTCCAATCAATCCTGCCTGCTTTTGCCAAGGTGCAGCAGAATGCTGACACCTCAATTGAGCCGGCAACAATGAACCAAGCCGCGAAATTCCAGGGAGTTTCTTCCCTACCCCACTCGGTCAATCCCCAGCCAACCGGACAGGTCCCAGCTATGACTTCCTCAGGAGAGGATGTCGTGGCTGCTGTATCTGGTGCCCAGGTCCAGGTCCTCAACCCCATTGGGGCCCCGGATACCTCAACCATGGGTGCCATCCAGTTCGACCTCAAGGACCTGGTATACCAACAGTTCCTGGATTCCGACACTGAGATCGAGATCAATGCTGACCTCCCGGCTGGGAGCATCATTGCCCAGATCCCGTATGCCCTGGCAAACAACATCTACACCAACCCCTACATCCGAGCCTGGGGTGCACTTCATGAGCGTTACACTGGTTCGTTCCAGTACCGTTTTACCTTGATTGGTAACCCTCTGTTCTCCGGAGCAGTGGGTATCGCATGGTACCCGAAGCGAATCACCACCAGCACAGCTCCTGTGTCTGAACTCATGAAGTACGCCTACTCGGCTAAGGGCGTTACGATGCCATGGAACGTGGTCCACACCCTCCACGACGCACGTAAGGACAATTTCTACCGTGAGGTCGCGGATGATGCCAACCTGGACGATCGTCCACACTTGGTTCTCTACCTGCACATGTCCTTGCAGAACCCCCTTCAGCCCGGAGTCATCACCCGGGTCAGGATTGCTTCTAAACTTAGCAATGCTGCAGAGCCTAACCCCTTCAGGGCTATGCTCCCGATGATCCCTGCGGAGCCTGCAACCACCTTTCAGTCCGCCACTCTGTCCTCCCCCACGTCTCTCCAGGAGCTGCTTCCCGGCATGTATAACTTGCCTCTGTGGATTTACACAGATGGTAACAAAGCTGTGGGGACTGTTCCTGGAATAAACAGGAATGAGTTCCAGTTCTACAGGGCGGACAACCAGAGGGGCTATGGCTATGCTGCTGGAGGTCGTATGACCAACGGAGCAGCCAAGGTCCAAACTATGGCTGCAGCAAATGGTGACGGATGGGCAGTTACTGGGGTCCCCAATAGCCTCGTCGTCACCACGCTGCTCACACTCCACAATATGTCTCAGTCTGAGCTGTCCGAGGTCTTCACCGAACTCGCTGCTCAGGGCATGAGATATGGTGGAGCTAACGGAACCGGACGCCTCAATGCTGTCCAATGGGCTAGTTTGGCAGTCGTGCCAATTCAGCCCACAACCCGAACCATCATCTATTCGAGAACGGTTAACACCTCACCCGTGACCATGGAAACAATCGTTACAGGTGGTGTTACTGACTCAGCCATGGAAGCCGTCATCCGTGTGCTCGGATGGCACAAGTACATCACCTCATACGGTGTGCTTGTGTTTGCAGTGACTCAGGTCACACAGACCGCTGGTGCCGTTGCGGATGCTAAGAGGATGGAGTCGATGTCCGCTATGAAGATGGACGAGCAACTGGCCATTCTGCAGATCGAGGCACAGGTGGGAGCCACATCTCCCAACGTTTCAGAGCTACCAGCTGGTTACAACCTGCTGCAGTTTACTGAAATCCCACCCACAGCCATCGCTGCGGACGGAATGCGCGTTCCAACTGCCAGCTGCAACAATGATGTTGCACACATCTTCGCTCGTCGGGCAGAGGGGCTTGTAGACACACAGTGTCTCCAGTTCCGTCTGATCGATTTGCGATCCTCCCGGGTTGTTGCCACGGTTCGTTTTCTCCAGGAATATGGAGTTTTCGTCATCAACAACCCACATCTGGATGCTTACAGGGTTATCCCCCAGAGCACCCACGACCTGGCTATCAGCTTGGTCTCCACTGTTGAAAGAACCACGGACTTTCAGCACACCGACACCTCCTTCTTTGTTTCGAGGCAGTCCCCCGCATCCATTCTTACTGCCAAGCAGACAGTTGCAAACTACAGGACCATCTTCCCCCGGGAGGATGATGTTGTAGAGAACGCAGCCCTTCTAGCTGGTGGTTTGCTGAGTGGAATTGGGGGTGCCCTGGGTCAACATGCTCAGAACAAACAAGACGAAAAGATGCAAGCCAACAAGTTCACGCACGACGAAGCTATGCAGAGCAACATGTTCACGTTCAACCGTGAGATGACTCAATCTCAACAGGATTTCCAGAACATGATGCAGCAGAACGCTCACGGATTCAACGTGGATTTGATGCGCGAAACGCAAAAGGAGAATCGTGAAACTGGCGCTATTAATGCAGCCAACGCCCTCACTGCGAGAGGACTGGGTTCTCGTACGTTTGCACTAACCTCCCCAGTACCCGGGTCATCTATTGCATAATTATAGATGTCACCCTGCGCCGCACTTGCCCGATGTAAGATTTATTCGAAAAGTCATAAATGTGCAGACCATCAACATACACAATATGTTGAGCGAAGAACTATCTCAAAGACAGGATTGGTAGTCTCTTTTATTGGTCAAC